AGGTAAAGTTAGCCAAGTCTTTCCTTCTACTAATCCATAATCCTTAGCCAATTCAGCTAATTCATATTCATTCCAGATACCATGCCCATACTTAATTATACTCGTAACTTTTTGCCCCGGAGCACCGATAGCAGAGTTTTCTACAACCCAGTTGACCTTTTGACCAATCTGAGTTTCACCTTGCATGAGAGGTTGCTTGTGAGTAGCCCACAGTTTTACATCTTGAGCGTACTTTAAAGCACTGCCTGATTTCTCTACCTTACTCTTACCTGCACCAAACTTTTGGATGTTAGCCATCAGGTGAGTAATACCAACGAGAGTAACTCTATTGATTGGTAGCACATTTGCGAATCTTCTGGTAAACTTTGCTAGATATCTGTTCATGGCAGCTACCTGAACGTCCGTAATGTCACCAGAGAGTTCTGACTCTGCGGCAAGTGCAGAGAAAGAGTCAATCACACAAACGGCATGTGGTTCGTTGTGAATGATTTGGTCAAAGATAGCAAGATATTTTTCACCAGATAGGATATTGCCCTTTGTTGAACCCACAACCTTTAAGCTGTCTGGGTCAAATTGCAAGCCCTTGATTCCTTCCAAGTCTCTTTTCTTTAGTCTACCTTCAATGTTTCCGTAGTAGATCTTTCTTTTCTCGTCGTTCTCTAGCTTTGCCTTTTGTGCATTTTTACAAAATTGTAAAGCATGGACGGTTTTTCCAATCTTTTCTGGGCCTGTCATAATAAACAGACTACCTTCTGGAACACCACCACCAAGTGCAATATCAATCTTTGGCGTAACAGGAATCACTGGTGGAGGATTATCAACGATGTATGACGCTTCCAAAAGAACGTCACCAAATTCCTTCAAAATATCTTTTTCACTCATTCTAAGTCCTTTAATCTTGATACGATAGATTTCTTCTTGTTGCTAGAGTCGAATTTCTTCTTCTCAGAAAAATCATATTCAACTGTCTTAGCTATCTTCTTAGCAATTTCTTGCTTTTCCTTATACTCTTGCAATACATTTTTTAAGAACGGACTTCTCAAAGAGTAGCACTTCCACATTCTTTTATCGTTCAATGCAGAAATAACTACATGTTCTCCGTACTCTTTTATTAGCTTGTTGGCAAGAGTAATCTGATATCTATAGAATTTTAACCAATCTTTCAACTCCCAAAACTTGAGAGGAAGTTCTTTGTTCTCAGTTTTAGCTTTCTTTTCACAGATTAATTCTGTTACATACTGAGCGGCATGTACCCACCCGTTAGGAGAATATCGTGATGGGTACTTACTTTTTTCTGTTCTTTTATTAGCCATTGTCGTCCGAGATCGTATGAATATTGTTACGAAGTTTATTAACAACTTTACCTGTTCTTTTACTTCTAGTCATATCCGATCTTGACGATTCACTGTCTGTCATAATTGTAACACCATTATTGTTCTTTGCAGCGGAGCTACGAATAAACATTGTGGTATTGTTTCTATTGTTAGATTCATCTGTAGCTTCAGCTTCAGCTTCAACAACCTCTTCTTTGATGTCAAGATACTTTTCAATCGTAACTGTTGATCTTTCCATCTTTTCTGAGATCTCTTCCACAGACATGCCATCGGCATACATGCCTTTCATGACAAAAACTTCTTGGTCTGATACTTTTCCTTTAGGCATATTAAATCTCCCTTTCTGCGTTATTTAGCCAAGCGGCGTTTTTAGATTTTAAGAATTGAATATAGTAAGTGAAGATCTTCTCGTTAGTTGGCTCCAGTCTCCATTCTGGTCTGCCAGCATGACGCATTTGGCTGTTCTTTCTTCCTTCCGAATACATTCCGATAGGATTAAAAAGTTTGCCATACTTACCACGTTTTACATAATAGTTTGTCTTTCTTCCTTTTACCAGTTTTACAGCATAGGCATCTGGTTCCTCAAAGACGTTATCATCATACTCTAAGTCAAGGATAGGAAACCCTTGCTTATCAAGGCGATCTTCTTCGCCCATAAAAGTGTAAACAGAAACGACTGGCGTTGCACTATCGTCCCGCTCTTGGTTAATTTTAAAAGTAGACATTTATCCATTCTTCCTTTTTAACATATCTGATTTTGAAATCCTTGCAGTATCTTCGTAGGAAGACATGCTCATACCATCTGGTAGTTTTTCTTCAAGCGTATTTCGCTTCTTGGTTTTCTGATCTTGACGCATTTGCTCAACCTTTGCTTTGCCAAGTTTCTTCACTTGCTTGTCGGCATACTCACCGAGCGTTTGAGCTTCATGAAGACCCTTCACATAGTTAGGAACAAAATTGTCAGACAGGAAATCCCTGTAAATTTTCTTGGATTTACAAGACGGGCATTTAGCCTTTTTCATCTTACAATCATACTCCTGCATTGACCAAAGTTCCGTAAAATTATGGTCACATTTTTCACAACTAAAGCTGTATTCCGGCATTTAAGTATCCTCATCTATAAAGTGTTTTTTAACATCCAAGCATTTCTTACAGTATACCTTAGATGTCCTGATTTCGACTGCATCATTTGAAAGTTTTAGACTAAAACCTTTCGCATTTTTCCTATACCTTCCCTCTATCTCTACATCGGGTATGATAACCGTTACCTTTTGACCATTCTCTAGCATCCTATGACAATTATCACACTTTCTAACTTCGTACATACGTCCTCCACTCTTCGGGGATGTCTACTGAAATAAAGGAAATAAAATTGTTTGGGCTTGGCTCTACAGGTTTTTTTAAAAGTCTCATACCTGCTTGCTCAAGTGTCTTGCTGCCCTTCTTTGTATTACATTTAGAACAAGCAATAACGACATTATCCCAAGTATGTGCATCGTCTTTATTTGAAAAAGATGACCTTGGCTTGATATGGTCTATTGTAGTTTTGTTCATAGCTAGTTTGGTATTACAGTATTGGCAAGTAGAATTATCTCTGATTGCTACATTATACCTTTTTACGGGAACGCTTTTTCTTTTCTTAATATATCTAGGGGTTACGGCAACTGCTGGAATATAAAATTCCTGTCCGCCACCAGAAGTAACCATATCGTCTAGATAATGTTCAATAACACGAACCCCTTCTCCGGGCATTTCGTTACCGATTATCTCCAAACATAAAGCCCGCTTCCAACTTATTATAGTCAGCGGTGTGTAATCTTGATTCAATATTAAGCAAGGTTTGTGGTTCATTTTAGCCCCTAAAAAAAAGAGCCACACAAAGATAACTTTGTATAGCTCTGTATTTATTCAATTGTACCAAAACAATACCTATCCATCAACTTCGTGTTTTTTATCATTTGCTTCTAGTAGAAGAGGAAATACCTCGTCTAGTTTTTTACAAGCATCATGAAGTCCTTGTTCATGGCAACTTGTTGACAACACTTCCCATTCCGCAACTAAATCAGTTAAGGAACCATTCTTGCCAACAGGCAAACGGGGTTTTGGGACGCTCTTAAAAATTCCACTGATTGCAGGCCAAAAAAGTAGCAAGCAACCGAGGCCAATTATGACCCATTGAAATGGATCAAGATTGCCTAGCAGTGAAGGGAAATTCATATAACACCTCTTACTTGGTTTCTCTGATAGTATCACCAACGATCCAAGCTACTACGATACCTGCTACAGCTACAATTTGGTCTGTATCAAGCTCAACACCTAGAAGGTCTTGACCTACAACCGCTGCCAAACCAGCAGCAGCAGCCCAGAATCTTCTTGAGGCAAGCATAGATTTTACTTTTACGTTCATGTGCTCTCCTTTAATTTAAAAAGTTTAATACGTGCTTCTTGAGACATGCTACCTGATAAATTGGTCATAGACCTATACATGTATTTAGCCTCTTTTCTAGTTTTTGATTCCTTCCTTACCGATCTCCACAAAATCCATTTTTGGAAAGGATTTAGTTTTCCGAATCTTGCAGCAAGCTCTTCAGGATTATCTTTATTATAGTTTTCCTTGAACCATTGTACTATCTCGATGATTATCTTTATGATAGTCAAAATTGTCATCGGATCAAAGCCATATTCTTGATCTTTTTCCGCTGCTTGTTTCAAGTCATTACCAACCAAACCTGCAAGTTCGCCAGCATATTCTTCCAGTGTTATCTCGTCAGCCATCCGAATATACCCCTTCTTTTCTTGGTAGGTGTTGGACAAGTACCATCCTTACATTCTTCTTGTTTTACAGGCTCAGGTGGTGGAGTTGTTTTACCTCCGCACTTGGGATCGTGCTTACAATCCTTGCCTGCTTCTACACACGGGCATTTGGTCTTGTGACCATCGCCATGTACGACATAACCTTTACCTTCGCAAATACATTCGGTATTTTCATCTGGTTTAGGTTCTGGGTCATTATTATTATACTCTGCTATCGCCTCATTTGCCCTTGAAATATAATCTTCATATACCTGATCTTCGCTATTATCGTATAATTTCCAAGCAAAACCGTAAAATAATTTTGACAAATTCTCAACCTCTTCTACAGTTAATGGATCAGTTTCAGTTTGTGGACCGATTGTTTCTTCGATTAATTTCGCAGCAACAGGACTAAAAGTTGGATACTTTTTTTCTCCACTTTCTGAAACCAAAGCATTTCCCATAGTTTTTTTACCAACAAAATCTAAAAAATACTGTATCTGTAAGTTAGTATTTAAATCTGTTACAAGAACACCCTCCGACATAGCAAAGAATGTTGCGGCAACCATGTTGGCATCAACGGGATCTGATATCTCTGGCAATCTATCAACCATAACGACAATAAAATCTTCTGGTTTATTTAGTTTGTCCGGCACTACAGGATTCTTAAATCTAGGATAAAAGAACCCTATAGCAAGGAGTAATACTCCCAAAGTAATTCTTAATCTATCATTCATTATATCCAACCTCCAAGACCATAATCAGGAAGTTGACGGGCTGGAAAACCATCAAAATCGCTGAATACAAATGATCCTCTAGCGTTTAGAATTGCACGAGCATCTTTTTCCCTAACCCAAAAACTACCATCAGGTTGTCCATGACGCTTAGGGCCACTATTCCAAGCACCCCAGCTATTTTGAATAAGGAATAAAGTCTCGTCGTGAACCTCTCTAGTATCATCACAAGCGATCCATGCCATAGCATGACTCCAGCTTCCCTTTCTGTTTGCTATACCATATTTATCTCTAGTAGACGAGAAACCAAGTCCACTACAGCAAGATAAGGCATAACCATTAGCTAAAGCATCTCTTGCTTCTTCTACAGTAGTAACAAGAGAAATGGTTTGTATTCGATGTTTGCCAGCTTCTTTCTTGTAAACGTCGAATGGAATTAAGTGATTCGCTCCGAGTCGCGAATTGTAAGTCGATAAATCACATCCTTCGTATTTTTTTCTTAACAGGATTCCTCCATATTCATGCACATACTTTGCAGCACCAGAACAGGTCATTCCCTGTCTCTTGTGCCCGCGAGATTGATATATAGCTTCTGTAGCACCGCGAGCCACAAATGCTTCGGCCTGACCCTTTATATCAATTTCTACAGCCCTAGTAACATCAACTGCATTTCTTGTGGAATGTGACACACAATCTCCAGTCGTTTGCCTCTCAGATGGCCCAAATTTAGGATCAAATTTTAGCAAAGACTTAAACGGCAGGCTCAATTTGCCCGCACCAGATTCATCAAGATGGTACGCTGCCGCACCAAAGAGGGGTCGCTGGAGCTTCGCCAACAACTCTCTGATCTCTTCTGGATCACATTCACCGCCAATAAAGCCGTTATTATAGGCTTCTAGAAGGTCTTTTGGTGAATTGAAATCATCACTCATCTAATATCACCCTACCCTTTCTCATATACGAGGAATAAATGCCCCAATATAAATACACCGATTAAGCCTTGGGTCTAACATGAAGTTCGCATTTTAGACTTTTTGTTACGTCATCAACAGTCTTAATCATTACGTCATATTTGCCATTATCCGGGTCATAATAAGTAGTTTCGCTAAGATGCCAGCTTGTACTCCAAGGCTGATGGAAATGTATACGACAAATCTTAACTTCTTCGCCAGCATCATCATTATAGTACAAATCCCACTTAATATCACTATCCTTGTAGCAACAGCTATTAAAAGGACATCCAGCATAAGTTACCGCACTAAGGACTTGATCCGTACCAATAGAGGCAGGATGGTCACTTGGTGGAGTCACAACGCTTTGCGTACATTTTTTACTATACACTTTAAAATAAATTTTATCCGAAGGCACTTTTGGCTTGATGCAATCTTCATCTACTTTACAAATCACCTGTACGGTTGCGTTACTCATAGCAAATCTCCCAAATCCATATCATCTAAATCGTTTTTACTAGCACCAATCTTATAGCTGGTAATTTCGTGCTCTTGTGGAGCCACCTGAACGCTTTCGCTTTGCATCCAAGGCTCTGTCCATCCAGCAATAGGATTTCTGCCTACAGTTTCATAAGGTAGTCCAATATTTTTGCGTCTTGACATACACAGCCAGTCAATATATTGATGCAAAACTGCTTCATTTAGACCGATAATCGAACCGTCTTTGAACAAATATGATGCCCACTCTTTTTCTTCTGCTGCTGCTCTTTCAAACATTTGGATTGCATCTTCTTGACATTGTTCTGCAATCTTCTGGAACCCTTCGCTCTCTTCTCTGTGCAAGATTTTAAGGATTTCCTGAGTATTTGTTAGATGTAGAGCCTCATCACGCTTAATTAGCTTGATAATATCTGCATTTCCTACCATTTTCTTGTTTTCTGCAAAGGCAAAGCTGCAAATAAAGCTAACATAGAAGCGAACAGCCTCAAGAATGTTAATACTAATTACAGTCATATAGATTTGTTTTTTCAAATCATTTGTTTTTGTGCTATTACAACTCATGCCCATAAGATTATTGTAATCTTCAATGGCTGATTTAGCACGCTTCATTATTTCTTTATCTTCATAAATCCCGCCAAAAACTTCATTACTGTCAGGATATACGTTTTGGATAATATAGGAATAAGATTGACTATGAATCTTCTCAAAGAACTGCCATGTCATCAAACACGCTTCAAGCTCTGAGTTCGTTACATACTCCAATAGGGTAGGAACTCCACGACAGATAACACTATCAAGCATCGTCTGATACTTTAGATTAGATGTAAAGATAAACTTCTCGTTATCCGACATCTCTTTAAAATCACCACGATCTTTCTTGAGTTCAATCTCTTCTGGTCGCCAGAAGTTCATCATTTGCTTGCTATCTAAGTCCTTGAAGATAGGATATTTCAAGCAATCGAATCTTTGAACACCGAGGTCTTTCCCAAGAAAGAGTGGTTGAGTTTTTGGGTCAATGTTTTTTGTATTAAAAATAGTTTTCATTCTTATTCCTCTTTACTTCTGCATTTTGGACATATTTCTGTTTTGTGACTTTCAAACTCGTCAGTTGCTTTACCGCACTTAGGGCAATACCACCATTTTGTCATATCGAGCAGGCTCCACCTTCACAGGTCATTTCTTTTTCAGTTTCACCATCTCCATCGGGCGTATTAGCATAATAGAAGTTTTTCAGACCATATTTATATCCGTAAATTTGATCTTTAATCAACACACTAAGAGGAATATTGCCATCTTCGTAGTGTGCATAATTATAATACAAGTTCGTACTCATACTCATGTCTACGAATTTTTGAATTACAGCAGCAACATTCATCATGGAAATATTATCCTGCATATCCCATGCCAATGTGTAATAATTTTTACGCATATGATAATTAGGAACAAGCTGTTTCAGGACACCATTCTTGGCCTTTTTATGAGTCAATAAACTCCTGACAGGTTCAATTCCATTGGTGCTGTTCTGGATTACGCTAGACGACTCACATGGCATAATAGCCGATAGTGTTGAGTGTCTCAAACCATGCTTTTTGATTCTTTTTCTAAGACCTTCCCAGTCCATATTGTAATTTGGTTTGACAAGTTCATCAACTGACTTCTTGTACCAGTCAATAGGTAGTAGTCCCTCTGAATACTTTGTCTCATCAAACTTTGGACACTTTCCTTTTTCTTCTGCAAGCTCACAACTAGCACTGATTAGATTCCATTGAATTTGCTCCATAGTTTCATGTATCAACTCTAATGCTTCTGGGTCTTCATACTTCAGCTTATTTTTAGCCAAAAACCCAGCAAGGTTTGTCACACCAACGCCAAGAGATCTTCTATTCTTTGTGAAAGTTTCTCCTGCAAGCACTGGATAGTTTTGATAGTCGATGACCGCATCAAGTGTTTTTACTGCCATTCTACAGGCTTCTTCTACATCTTTTTCGCTTGTCAACTCAAGCAGGTTAAGTGCAGACAAAATACAAATTCCAATTTCACCCTCTGGATCGTCGATTGATTGAATTGGATTAGTAGGATGGATGATTTCTTGACAAAGGTTGCTCATGTGACAAGGGACACTCAACGAACCATGTTCATTAGCATTGTCAATATTCATGCTGTAGATACGACCAGTTTCTAATCGCTCTCTTGCAAAAATTTCTGCAAGTTTTCTTGCTGGAATCTTTTTCTTAAATTTAAATGTCTTTTTACCTTCGTATTTTAAATAAAGTTCTTCAAACTTTTCATTATCTCCAAAAGACTCATAAAGCTCCTTTGCTTCATGTGGACTAAACAAAGTAATATCTTCGTTTTTAATCAGTCTGTCATAGAATAGTTTACAGAATTGAATTGAATAATCAAGTTTACGAACACGGTTGTCATCTGTACCAGCATTATTTTTAAGAACTAAAATATCTTCGATCTCATAATGCCAGAAAGGAATATGAACAGTTGCAGAACCGCCTCTTAATCCATTTTGAGAAGTTGACTTTACTGCCGACTCAAAGTTTTTTAGATAAGGTATAACACCAGTATGGATTACTTCTCCTCCTCGAATGGGAGAGTTAATTGGACGCATCCTTCCGATGTTGAGTCCGATCCCTGCTCTTCTTGCCGTGTATTTGCCCACTGCATGAATACTTGAAAATATAGCGTCAAGGTTATCATCAACATCAACCAAAACACAGCTTGCGAATTGACGGATGTTAGTACGAACACCAGCCATAATAGGAGTGGGAAGATTAATTTTGAACGTGGAGTAGCAATCATAAGCCTTTTTTACCTCATCCATAGTATCAAATAAACACATTGCAATACACATGTATGCAAACTGTGGGGTTTCGTAGATAGAACCTTTGCTTCTATTTTTCACAAGATATTTATCAATCATTTGCTGTAAACCAGCGTATGTAAACAAATCATCTCTGGAGTGGTTGATATACTTTCCAAGAGAGTCTACTTGGCTCTCATCCCACTTATCGAGTATTGCTGGGTCATAAATTCCATTGTCTACATTTCTCTGTAAGAACAGCAAGAAATCAGTTGGTTGATCTCCATATCCCCAAACTTCCTTTCTTAATTGCATGTTAAGTAGTTTAGCTGCTACATATTGGTAGTTAGGGTTTGACTTAGAGATAAGGTCGTTAGCAGATTTGATTAAGATTTTGTGAATTTGATCGCTTGTAATGCCATCGTACAAAGAAAGGTTAGCGTTCATTTCGATATCAGAGAAGCTAACACCGTTTATTCCTTTAGTTGCCCATTCTACTACCTTATGAATCTTCTCAACTGCAAACTCCTCTTTCTTACCGTTTCTCTTTGTTACTTGCATCTTTGTTCCTTTGCTTTGTTAATAAAAAACCCGTCTTAATCTTGCTAGGAAAAAGACGGGGCTAATTTTCATAAGCGACACTATTGAGATACCACCTTGAGCTTTTAACTAAATTTTTTGTTGTTAAAAATGTAAAGTTATCAACCAGTTTTTATTTTAAAAAGCTCGCAGATGGTTAATTATAATGCTGGAGGGCGTGTCGCTTTAACGGTGATTAATCTCTTTGAAAAAAGATCCAACGCTCTTTATGGTTCCAGCTATATAGTATACACCTAAAATTTCCGCCTAAAAGTTGCTGTCAACTTTTAAAAAAAATATTTTTATCATATTCTACAAGAGTAACAGAAGCCTCTTCAAACATTTGCTTTGTTATTTTAAAAGACTCTTGCCATCTTTCATTATTATTTATAATCGTCGCCACACGGGTTATACCAGCCTGTATAATCATGCCAGCACACTCGCTACATGGCATAAAGGGATATGTGTAGAGATAGCAGTCGTCCAGTCTAGAGTTTGCAAATAATAGTGCATTTCTTTCTGCATGTACGGTAAACTTATATTTTTTATCTCGATCTTCAAGTCGATGTATCGAATCATGCACCCCTCTTGGGAACCCGTTGTAGCCAACAGACATTATTCTTCTGTTTTTATCGGCTATAACTGCACCAACCTGTGTACTAGGATCTTTGCTCCAAGTGGACACTAATCTTGCAAGTTCTAGAAATCTGCTGTCCCACCCAATATCATCCATATTTTTTCATAGCCTTTTCTGTGCAAGAACATCTTTCTAAGTATTCTTGTAAAGGCATATCTCTTCTAATTGTACCACCCTTTAGAACCCCACGTTGCATTTTTAGGTATCCTCTACCATAACATTGTTTGCAGTCTTCTTGTGCATACAAACTTACAACATCTGGATCTACCTGATAGGTATGTGTATCCATATTTGGTTTGTGACCAAAGTTAAACTCTTTCATATATGTAACTCCAAAAAAAAAGACAGAGCATTGAATCCCGTTATAGGAATTATACTCTGTCTTATTCGTTTAAGCCGAAACTTATTTACTTTTTCTTGTCAGAAAAGCTGCCAGTGAAGGCGGTCAAGATACCAGTCATCATATCAATCTTAGCGTTAAGATTGTTTTCTAACTTGTCAATCTTTGTCTCTATTTTGTTATCGAAAGAATCAATTTTTCTTTCCATAACATCAAGCCTTCGATTAATTTCAGCATTAACCTTTTCCTCTAGCATTTCAATTTTCTTTCCATGCAACATTACAGATCTTAGAGCATATGCTACTGCGGGCAAAAATACTAAGCCCATGATCTCTAATATTATTTTTATAGTCTCTAAGGTATCACCGCCGAACATAACAGTCTCCGATTTGAGTAGGGGTTATGCACTTAAATAAAAGTTATTATCCCCAGTTAGTTTTAGCTTTGTACTCGTCTTGAACTGGTGCTGGGCTACCATCACGGTAAACCAATTCACCCGGAACAGCTTGAGTTGGATTAGCTGCGTCATCAACACCCGATGCTTTAAGAACGGATGATAGATCAACGCTATTGGCAATATCCCAACCGCCGCTATTTGCAACTGTAACAGCAGGATCAAATACGCCTGAGTATTCGTTCCATCCACCTGTACGAACAGCAGTCTTGTAGTAGAAAGTTGAAATAACAGCTTTCTGATGAATTGAGTCGCCTGCGTTTGCGGAGTTGGAAGCACCACCAATTAGGTAGTCATTTGCAACACCAGCAAGGTCGGATGTTACTCTAACGATAACTTGATCGCCAGCATTGAAAGCACCAGCAGAAAGTGGTGAATCAATGTTTGCAAGTCCAGATGGGACTGTAATGTATGTGATACTGTTGTTGCCGAGACTAACCGAGTCGGCTACAAATCTCTCACTTGTTTCGTTACCACCGGCACGAATTGTACCAAGGTCATTTTCTACGCCACTAGGCAAACCGTCAATATTTACTGCATCTGCACCAGCACTAATATTCCAAGCAGTCATAATTAATCTCCAATTTTAGATTATGCTTGGACTTGTCCGTTTTTTCCTACAATTTATAAATCCTGTTCCTATATATTATTTTACACCAAAAGTTTAAGATTATAAAGTCTAACGCCGAATAGCCCGGACTCTTTTATAAAGTCGAGTTGGTCGGGCTTCCACATGTATCCATTGAATATTACGGAGCATCCAACTTGGTCTTCTATCAGCTTAGAATTGATTATATTATCAAAAAAATCGTCATGATGATACCCCACTGTGGGGAAAAATAAGTCAACACCGCAATCGTTTAATATTTTAGATATTGTTATAATATTGTCACTATTTCTATAGTCTAGAAATACCCTTAATGGTGCATCATGATCGTCACATATTCTAATGATCGTTTCTACTTCTTTTCTTAATTCAGTAAATTTATTTTTTAAAAAGTAGTGGTTTGGTACATAGTCCAGTGCATTAGCTCCAGAATTTAGGCTGTTTATAGCCATATGCTCACGAATCTTTGTAGGAGATAATCCGCATGGGTAATCAATGGGTGCAGAAACTAGTAGATTGTCAGGAAGATATTCTCCCATATCCCTAATCAGATGAATAGGCATTGACAAACCCTTGAGTCCATTATCAATTGCCTCGAATATTTGTTTCTTCTCTTCCTCATAATCATGAATAACACGATTATAATTACAATATTCTGTATACATTATTCTATAACACCATCCACAAATCCGTAATGAACAGCCTCTTCAGCCGATAGATACCAGTCCCCGTCCTTTAATTTCCTCTTGATGTACTGCTTTGTCTTTGATAGGCTATATCCTCTTTCCGAGAAAAACTCTCCTGTTTCATAGCACCTTTCAGCATATATAGATAACATTGTCTCTGCATTTTTCTTGTCTATAACTGCATAGTTTTGTGAACTAAGGTAGTCACCAGATAGGTCAGTTGAGCCAAAATGACACATGAATATTGCATTTGGGGTCATTAACCTTTTCGTTGCAGCTTGTATAATAATAGTACCCATAGAACATAACTGACCGTAAGCAATAAAAGTTGTTTTACACCCGGAGCTTCTAATAGCGTCATAAATACCCATTCCTGAATACCAACAACCACCCACAGTCTGCATATGGATGGTTATCGGCTCTTTGCTTACATTTTTTAATATGTTGATGTTCTTAATAAAAGTTTGAAACATACGGTGTTCTACACCTGCTGATTCACCAGCATCGCCAAAATCACCCATGTATATTTCTCTATTTTTTAGGTCTAGCCCATAGTTATGGACTTCGCCAACAATATCTCTGTTATCTCTCATAAGATCACCTATTTATCTTCGACCACCTTTAGCAATGCCTTTCTAACACTGTGCATTACGTCTCTATCTCTAAAAAGTTTCCCAGCGGCTATCCTAAATCTGTATGGAGTCAATATATCTAGAGCTTCAACCCCATCACACCCTTCTATTACATTATAATGGGTTTTCATTATCTTAAAATTAGTGTGACCTATCCAAAATTTAAAATGACTGCTTGCAAGAGATGTTTCTGTCAGTGGAAGAACACCAAATGGCGTTATAATAGTCTTGATTGGCTTCTCGAACATAGAAATTGAGTCACCATAGTCAACATCAATATCTTCATCTTCTTCGTCAAACCCTTCTTCTTTTGCAATCATGTCCATTTGTCTATCGAACTCTTGTTCAAATAGCTGTTTAGCACTAGTGACTTCTTCATTGTCATAAGCATCTATCCAAGGTTCCCAATAAACCTCATTTCCGCTCGGTATTGGGATATTATCAAATTTATTACTCATATCAGTACCTCTAGATGAAAGAAATTTGTTTTATACGGCAACACTTCCAAAATCTATCTTTGGATGTGGGTCGTATCCTACAACATCGAAGTCCTCATGTGTCCATTCATAGATATTATAAGGGTCTTTTATAGATAAAGAAGGCAGTTTTTTGTCTTTTCTTGATAATTGTTCTTTAGCCCCCTCAATATGGTTTTCATAGATGTGGCAATCCTCAAGAACGCCAACAAGTTCACCGGCTACCATCCCAACGTGCTTTGCTATTAGCTCTAAAAGTAGCCCATAGCTTGCAATATTGAAAGGTACGCCAAGCATTAGATCTGCTGATCTTTGCTTCCAACATAAATTTAATACACCATCGTGATGTACTAGGGTAAAAGCGTAGTGACATGGTGGAAGTGCCATTAAATCCATTTGAGTGGGATTCCAAGCTGAAACTACCATTCTTCTATCATTCGGATTTGTTTCTAAGGTAGTAATAACAGCCTTTAATTGGTCTATAATCTCAAAACCACCGGACATTTTGCCATAATTAAGGTTCCAATTCCTCCATTGATAGCCATAAATCGGACCAAGATCATCTTCTGTTTTTTGAAACTCTTTTTTTAATTCTTCAGATGTATTTTCGTCGCAATAAAACTCAACAGCTTTAGGATTTGCCCACTCGTTCCAAATTTTACATTTTCTTTCTTGGAACCAAGCCTTGCTAGTTACTCCATTAATGAAACCTTCTAGCTCAACAGCTACCGTTCGATATGGCATCTTTTTTGTTGTTAATAAAGGAAAGCCATTACGCATATCATGACGAAAAATTTCACAAAATGTGCTATACGTCCCTATACCTGTCCTGTTTTCCTTGTAAATGCCATTGTTTAGTACGCTCTCTACGATTGTTTTGTATTGCTTCATCGTTGACGCATTTCCTTGAAGTTGAACACAGTGGAAGCCGACACAGCCACATCATCAAACTCTGGTGGTGGTAGCCCATCCTCTTCTTTAGGAAGATCCAGAACGAGATTATCTAGTTTTTTTGATTCTAACATAGTCTTGACATTGAACTCTATCTTATCATCATCGTCCTCTGCCCAAACACGCAATGATTCAAACAAAAAAGACTCAAAATCTGGTGAAGTCATGTGCATCATTAGTAGTGCCAACATACTAGCAGACTCTTCTGATGTATCTCCTATCTCTGTAGCTACCGTAAAATCACCATTGTCCGCATAATAGTTTACAATAAACATTCCAGAAGGTTTTCTTGTCAACTCCTCCTCGATTTGTTCCGGTTCTATCTTTTTTCTTCTTATTTCTTGTAAAAGTTTCTTAAACATTTTTACCTCTACGATAAAGTCTTGCCGTACAACCGCATTGCTTTCCACAATACTTGCAGTTAGATCTAGTTTCTGCGTAATAATCAGTTAGGTTCTCAGCTAGTTCAAACCCAAAGTTCTCTAGGTTCTTGCAAGACATACATACGCCATTTGGTCTAACCCAAGCATAAGATATTACCTCGTTACAATTACCTAAATATTTTAATCGTTCTTCTGTTAGTCTCTTACCAATCCCCATGCCACGATATTCTGGATGAACCACAATGCACCTGAGCATACACTCCGATACTGCTGCCCATCCTACTACCGTATCACCATCTAGTACGACCCAAGCACACTTGATCTCATTTAAATGATTCTTGAAATATCCAGCAGCAAACGCTTCATCTACCAACTGTGTAGCTTGATAGATATGCCCTATGTTTACAAGCGGATTTGGTAATGCTAAGTATTTCATAAGCTCTGATCGTTATGGGTTCTGTTTACTTTTACAGCTTTAGCACATTTGGGAAGGTCTTTCAATGAAGTAGCACCAACGTATGCACAACAGCTACGAAGCCCGCCAGTAATATCTAGCATAACAGATTCAACTGAACCTTTATATGGAATAGTTTTTACCCTACCTTCACTGGTAGCGTAATCATTCATTCCACCATTATGTTTATTTTGGGCTTTTTCTGAGGACATGCCATAGAAAATTAGACTTTTCTTTTTATCATCTTCATATTCCCACTCACCTTCACACTCATCTGTTCCTGCCAGCATACCCCCCAACATAACAAAGTCGGCATTGGCCGCAAAAGCCTTACACACATCAGAGGGCATCCTACACCCGCCATCAGCACAGATCAAACCCATCCTGCGTTCACCGCTCTTGAGTCCATGAGCAGCGTGACTACATTCAATAATCGCAGATAGCTGCGGGTATCCAACTCCCGTCTTGAGTCTGGTTGTGCAAGCACTTCCCGGCCCAATACCAACTTTTACAATATCTACTCCACCATGAAGAATAAGCTCTTGTACCATCTCTGGCGTACAAACATTTCCTGCCATAATAATTGATCGTGGAAAGAAACTTCTTACTTGAGCACAAAAGTCAACAAACTTTTCGGTATATCCATTTGCAATATCAATACAGATATTTGGATCGTGATGTAGTTTTTCTTTGATTCTGATTAATTTTGTTATTTCATCCTCTGACATACCAACGCTAACCCAAACATTCTGCTCAACATTGTAGTAAGAAAAATATTCTTCTAGTGTTTGTGAGTCATAATGTTTATGTAAACAGGTTATTGATTCATGGGTATTCATAGCAGTACCCATTCTAAAAGTGCCAGTAGTATCCATATTGGCCGCAATAATAGGCAGGCCATACCACTCTTTTGATGAATGAAAAAATTTGAAACTCCTTTTTAAATCTACTTGTTTACGGCTTGCCGCTGGTGATCTCGCAGGTACAAGAAGTATATCATCAAAATCTAGCTTAACTTCATCAACTATTTTCATCAAACACTCCAGTCGTATTCGTTCCACCATTTGCCAAAATCGTTTTGATTTATGACAATACCCTTTTTTCCACCCATGTATGATATGGGCTTTACTAAATTATTATCTAGGACATGCTTATAAAGCCTAATTACATTTTGACTCCATAAGATTCCCCACTTAATATCTTTACTCTTTGATTCGATTCGTTTAAAATGACGGTCGAGATTATAGTCTTTGGGTTTTTTAAGATCAACATTATCTTTTACTGTATTGTAGATGAACAATATACTAGCTCTTTCTTGAATGTATGCTCTTATATCGGCTATCTTCAATGTAAGTTTACCTGCTGTTGGAACCCATTTTACTTCTAAAGGCTCATTGTCAATATTCAGATTACCCTGAAAGGTATATCCGCTTATTCTGTAATCTGCACCGGCTGTATTACCATGTGCAATAAAATGACCATCATTGTCACATCCATTGTTTGAATATTCTGTGACTTTCATAATCTGAAGAGACTCGACAACATGTAGCCAATTAGTAAAAAAATACTTTTCTAACTGTGTGCCAAACATAATGTCTCTTTTGAAGGTATCCTCAGATCTATGATCGAATCGGTTCATTACAGATCTGCCTCTTTTACGAAGACACCATCAATCATTTTACCTTTTCTGTCTTTAATATCATCCCATGCCTTAGCCAAGCACGAAGAAATACTAAGACCGTTTCTTTCAGCAATATTGATTAGAACAACTATCATGTCACCAATATCATCAGATACATCTTTCCCCTTGCAGATGCTATCAGACAGTTCACCAGCTTCTTGCATGAGTTTACAGAACTGGTCTTTATCTGTTGCCCCCTCAATGAGATTACGATCATGATGCCACTGGGTGATGTTCTCAATAAGTGTTTTAGTGCCGACATTATTTTTGATTGTATTTTTTGATGCATTTTCTAACATAGCTTGTCTAGCAAGATAATCCTTGCATGGGGTTTCATCACTTCTGTCATCATAATTAATTACATCCATAATAAATCTCCTATAGTATTTCGTTAATTTTATTAGCACATTTTTCCCAAGAAAGTTCTTTGCTAGTATCAATACCAGCTTGATTTATTTTTCGGTCAGTTTTCCATTCCTCGTAAACTTGACGCAAATGTTCAACCAACTCATCATAAGCATCACCTTCAAGAGATGCCCAAACTCCATTGTCTCCAACGAACCACTTACCGTCATATGCTGGCTCTTCTTCTACTATATTAATTAGTTTTGAGTTATCATTATTACAAAACTGTGTATGAGCAGAGTAATTTGTAATAACTACCTGTTTTCCGCAAGCCATCATCTCAAGTGCTTCTAGGTTCCAGCCCTCTGCTCTTGCTGGAAAAACACCACAGTAGGTTTGTGCCATTATTTCTGCAAGTTGGTGCTGATACTGAACCCTATCAATCATTTTAACATTGGGTCTGCCGTATAGCTTTCTCCAACTATTTGTTTCTTGATCGTTTAGAAATGGGTTCTGGGTCATCATCCACAATTCTACTTCGCCATTGTCGCCAAACGCATCTTTAAATGCTTTATGAAGTATATCATGACCTTTTCTTACTTCCCATTTGCCACAATTAAAGAATACGCACTTGTGTGCTTCTTTGTTGTTTGACTCGTTAAATATCTTCCTGTCAACTCCGCATGGTACAACATGAATACGAGAACTGGGAGCACCTTGATTTAACAGTACGCTTTTAGCCCATTCAG